TTTTTGTAACATTAAAGATTCCATTATAGGATCTCCATAAAAAGATATATCAATTACACCAGGTCTATCTGTACGAGGACGAGGCTCTTCATAATGTCTTGTTTTTAATATTGTGTAATCTTTTAATAGATTTGATTCTTCTCTTGTGAGAAAATTTTTAATTATTTTATATTTAAAATCTTTTCTTATTTGCATATTATAAATACCATAGTACCACAGCATATCTTGTGCCCTTAGTCACTTCGTTTGCTTTATGTGGATATAAAAAATTAGATGGAAATATTACTGTTCTACCTGGTTCAGGTTTAATCTTTTGAGATTCTTTTTTATCTGGAGAAAATATTTCAAAATACCCTCCTTCAAAATCATTATTTATAAATGTTATAACACTTATAGTTCTAGGTATTCTGTCAAAATGATCTACATGTGGTCTGTAAAAACCACCCTCTTCATATTTAAGAACATTTATATTATTTGTTTTTTTTACAATAGCTTCTGGTGCATCAAGTTTATAAAATTTTTGAATAGCTTCATGAGTAACATTAATAAAATAATTACACCAATGTACGTGAGTTAATTTCTTACCATATCTATGCCAACATAAAGTTTTTGTATTTCTAATATTTTTATTAACTTCTGAT